GACGAAAGCAAAGGAAGGGGCGAAGTAATATGAGTTTAGGCGGCGGCACTTGGTTAGTGCAGAACAAAATATTGCCTGGGGCGTACATCAATTTTGTTGCGCTTAATCGGGCAAACATGGTTTTTTCCGACCGTGGCGTTGCAACAATGCCGTTGTTGCTTGAATGGGGCGAAACGGAAGGAGTTATGGAAGTTACAACCCGTGACTTTCAACGTCACAGCAAGCGCATTTTCGGTTATGATTTTACGCATCCGAATCTTCGGGGCTTGCGTGACCTTTTCCGCAATATTCGTGTCGGTTATTTTTACCGTTTGGGTAGCGGTGGCGCAAGGGCGCAAAACGATTATGCAACCGCCCGTTATGCGGGGTTAAGGGGCAACGAAATCACAATTTCAATCGCCCCGAATGTGGATGAGCCTAACCGATGGGATGTTTCAACCCGTTTTGATAACGCCCTTGTCAACATCCAAACCGTTGACGATATGGCGGGGCTGGTTGCAAATGACTTTGTTACATGGAAGCAGGGTACAACCTTGCAAGCTGAAGCGGGCGTTCCCCTTGAAGGTGGCGAATCCTTAACGGTTACAAACTTTGATTATCAACAATATCTTGACAAAATCGAGGGTTACAGCTTTAACGCTATTGGTTGCCCCTCTAATGAACCAGCCGTTAAGTTGTTGTTTTCAATGTTTACCCGCCGCATGAGGGATGAACAAGGCGTTAAATTCCAATGCGTGACGTATGATAACCCCTTCGATTATGAAGGCGTGGTTAATATTATGAATGCCGTTACGAATGACGATGCGGGCGTTCAAGATTTGGTTTACTGGACAACAGGCGTAAATGCTGGTACAGCCGTCAACCGCACGGCAACCAACAATATTTACGATGGTGAATATACCCTTGATTGTGACTATACCCAACTTGATTACGAACGGGCGATTCGGGCGGGCAAGTTTGCCTTTTATCGTAGCGGTTCGGGCGAAATGCGGGTATTGTCTGATATTAACAGCCTTGTCACCTTGTCGGTTACACAAAACGCCGACTTCCAGTATAACCAAACAATACGGGTGCTTGACCAAATCGGGAATGACATTGCAATGCTTTTCAATACCCGCTATTTGGGCGAAGTGCCAAATGATGCCGATGGGCGTATTTCTCTTTGGAGCGATATTGTCAAGCATCACGAAATGTTGCAAACGATACGGGCAATTCAAGAATTTGTTCCCGAAGATGTCGTTGTTGAACAAGGCGATAACCGCCGTTCGGTGCTGGTAACTGATACCATTATGCCCGTCAATGCGATGTCGTTCTTGTATATGACCGTTATGGTTGCTTAAAGGGGGTGTTAAAATATGAGTGCTACAAATAATCCGATTATGCACGCACGGGATGCCGTTTATGGTAGTGAAGCGAAATGTTTTGTTACCCTCAATGAACGCCGCTATAACTTTTTGCATCTAACCGACTTCGAGGGTATTTATACCATAAATTCCCAACAAGTGCGGATTTTAGGCAAAATCGGCTTTGGTAACAAAGCGGCGGGCGGTGCTGGTACGTGGACGGCAACGGCGCATTTTAACCAGTCTATTTTTAGAGTGGTTGCCGACCATTACCAAAAGACGGGCGAAATGCCCTATTTTGAAATTCAAACGACAAATTCCGATAGAACGTCAACCGTTGGCAGTCAAACGATTGTATATCACGATTGCTTGATTACGGGCGATTTGGTTTTGTCAAAAATCGTTGCGGGCGATTCGCTTTTGGATGAAGAAATTTCGGGTACGTTTGAAAGCTGGGATATGCCGCAACAATTTAACGATTTGGAGGGCTTATAAGATGTCAAACATGAAAGCATTTCTAAAACAACATAAAAAGACGAAACCCAACGCTTTTTATGCCGCATCCGAAAATTTCCTTGACGATGACGGCAAGCCGCTTCAATGGGAAATCAAACCCCTTTCAGCCGCCGAAAATGAGCGGATAAAAGAGGAATGTACAACCATCATCGAAAACGGCTTCCGTAAGCCGCAAGTAAAAATTGACACGAAAAGAATACAGGCGAAGCAAGTTGTCGCTTCTATTGCTTTTCCCGACCTTTACAACGCCGAATTGCAAGACAGTTACGGCGTTAAAGAACCCGAAGATTTGCTTTTTGCGATGATTGACAATGCGGGCGATTATCAGAATCTTGTTATGTTTGTACTCACATATAGCAAGCTGAATGTTCCGCTTAATGAAAAAGTTGAAACCGCAAAAAACTAATAGAGGGCGATGCCGAAGGCAGTTTTATTCACTATGCGATACAAAAACACGGCTGGAAGCCCTCTGAAATCGAAGAATGGATTGCAAGCGATTCCGAAATGAAAGCCTTTTATTTCGCTTCTATGGAATTAAGAGCAGAAAGTGAAAAAAAGCAAGCGCAAGAATCCAAACAAAAACAGCAACGGAGAACCCCGAAGAAACGGGGTGGCTCGTAGAGCCGTTTTCGCAAAGCGAAAATTCTGAAGGCACGGGCGAAGGGCAAGCGTAAATAATAGCTTGCCCTTTCCCATTTTTTGTTAATTTTATGAAAGGCGGTGATTTTCTTGTCAGCAATATCAACGCAAATTACGATGACTGATAATATATCAGCCGTCTTGCAAACAATTTCCGCAAGTCTTAATTCTGTAAATTCCGCTTTTGAAAGCGTTTATAATACCGCCGCTAATGATATTGATTCGGTGGGGCTTGATGTATTCAAGGCACAAATTGAAGCCGCAACCGAAAGAACGGCGGCATTGCAAGACCAACTTCAAGGGATTGCGAATGTACAATGGGATAGCGGGCAACGTATCGAAATTTTCCAAAATACGGGAATAGAGCGTTTTCAAGATGAAATGCAATCTTTAACCGATATAACAAGTAACTTTTTAGAAAGGCAAGCCGAAATCAGCGTTCAAGCGGCAAGTATGAATTTATTGCCGCCGAATGCTACTGCAGATATTGAAGCAACAAACCAGCGTATTCAAGAGTTGGGCGAAAGAATGGCGGCAATGCAAAGTATGGATGTTTCTATGCTTGACGATACCGCAATCGCCCGCCTTAACGCCGAATATGAGGGTATGCGGGGCAACCTTAACAATTTAATTAACTTGCAAGAAAACATGAATACAGCCATTGAACAAGGCGATTTTTCGGCAATGAATCGGGGCTTTAACCAGCTTAACGATGCCGCCGAATCCTTCGAAAAGCGTATTCGGGATAATACCCACGCTTTGCAAGAAATGGCGAATATTGAGTGGGTAAGCGCAAGCAATATTGAAATTTTCAACGGCAACGATGCCGAAAGGTTCAAAAATGAGGTTGAAGCCGCAAATGACATGATGCGGCAAATGACATATACACAAGAACAAATCAGCGTTCAAGCGGCAAGTATGAATTTATTGCCGCCGAATGCTATTGCAGATATTTCAGGCATGGGTGACAGAATCGCCGCATTGCGAAGCCGCATTGAGGAAGTGCAACAATCCCGCATCGAGGTTGTGGGGGCCAGCCAAGCAAATTCCGAAGTTGAGCAATTACGGGGGCAGTTACAGCAAGCAATGACGGCACAAGAGGATATGAACAGAGCCTTGAATAACATGGATGCAAGCGGGGCAAATCGGGCGTATCAGCAACTTAACGCCATTGTCAACCAAACCGAACGTAATATTCGGGATAATATCAACAGGCAATCAAATTTCAATGATGAGGTTGTCAATGGCAAAAGAGCCGCAAGCGGGTTAAAGGGCATTGTTGCGGGCATTGCCGGCGCATTTACCGTGCGGGCCGGGGTTGCTTGGATTCGTGAATCTGTAAACATGACCAACGAAAATATACGCCTTGAACAACAGCTTGCAAATGTGATGGCAAACCGTGGGGCAACACAAGAAGAATACAATAGGTTGCTTGAACGGGCAAGTCAAATACAAGCCGACACGGGCGATATGATTAGCAGTACAACCATGATGGGAGCGGCGAACGAGTTAGCCCGCCATGTTGGAAGTATTGATGCAATCGAAATAATGATGGATTCACTTGCCGACTTTGCGGCGGGTGCGGGTAATATTTTCGGGGCAACCGCCGAAGATATGGCGGCATATGCCGAATACTTTACACAAGCTATGGCGGGCAATTACCGTATGCTTGAACGGCGGGCGGGAATTTACCTAACCGAAATACAAAAAGACGTTATCAAGTACGGCGATGATATGCAACGGGCTTTGATGATACAAGATATTGTTAATCAATCGTGGGCGGGGCTTGCGGAACAAATGGCGGCAACGCCCGAAGGTATGCAAGCGGGCATGATTAACGCCTTTAACGACATAAGAAGCGCAATAGGGGCGCAACTTTTACCCGTGATTATGATTCTTTTCCAAACCATACAATCACATATGCCCCAAATTGAAGCGATGTTTCAAGGACTTATACCGGTATTGCAGTTTTTAATCGGTATATTTAGTACGTTGATTGATGTTGCTTTTATGGTTTCGAGTGTGATAATGGACAATTGGGGTTTCATAGAACCGATGATTTGGGGCATTGCGGCGGCGTTGGCGGCGTGGAAAATCGCAACCGTGCTTGTGGGCATTGCAAAGTTAGTTAAAACAATGAAGGTGTGGGCATTAAACGCCGCATTGATAAAGAAAAACGCCCTTTTATTCGGTATACCGGTCATTATCGGAGCTATTGTTACGGGTATTATGTTTTTGGTGGATTCCATCGGCGGTTGGCGTGTTGCATGGTTGTATACGGTAAATGCTATTTTAACAGCATGGGATTGGGTGAAAATAGGCTTCTTTACAGGCGTTCACTTCGTAATGGACTTGTGGAGTAAGATGGCGTTAGGGATGCAAATGGCGGGAACGTCGATTGCTAACTTCATGGGCGATATGCGGGCTAATGTGTTAATGATATTGCAAAACATGGTAAACGGTGCGATTGATTTAATAAATAGCATGATTACCACGTTGAACCGAATCCCCGGCGTTAATATCGGGATAATAGAGCAAGTCAGCTTCGGGGCGCAAGCCCAACTTGAAAACGAAGCCGCAAGGCAAGCCCGAAACGCCGCACTAGAAAATTACGCCGCCGAAGTTGAAGCCGGTATGGCAGAACGAGCGGCAATGCGGGAGCAAATGCGGGCAGATGCAAGAGAAGCAACCGCCGACCGCTTAGCAGAAATCCACGCAATAAGAGCCGTGGGCGGTTACGAAACCGACTACACCACTTCACACAGCGATTTTGTGCATATGATGTTTGACGGCAACGAAGGCTTCGGAACGCTGGGGCGCGATGTTTCCGATATTGCCGCACATACGGGCGATATGGCAAACATAAGCGACGAAAACTTGAAATACTGGCGGGATATTGCGGAACGCAACAACATCAACCGTTTTACAACGGCAAGGGTTAATTTGACAATTCCATCCATTACAAACCAAATCAACAATAACATGGATTTGGACGATGTTGTCGAATATATCGTTGATGGCGTTGAAGAAGGGCTGGAAACAACGGCAGAAAGGACGAATGATTATGTATGATTTTTACCTTGACAAAATCCTTTTGCCCATAGCACCGTCCGAATTGGAAGTTAAAATCGGCAACCAAAACCGCACATTGTCGTTAATCAATTTCGGACAAATTAACATTTTACGAAAGGCGGGCTTGCTGGATATAAAATTTACTTGCTTGATTCCGCAAGTGAAATATCCTTTTGCCGTTTACATGAACGGCTTCAAGCCCGCATCGTTTTTCCTTGATGCGTTTGAGGAATTAAAAGTTGGCGAAAAAATCGGGGATGATTACGAACCCCCGAAGCCGTTTCAATTCATCGTTTCAAGGGTTAAACCAAACGGGGAATTGCTTTTTGATACCAACATAACCGCCAGTTTGGAAGATTACAAGGTTATTGAGGACTGGGAAAACAATACTTTTGATTTGATGATTGATATTACATTGCGGGAATATCGGCATTTTGGAACAAAACGGGCAGAAATTGTTGACCCGCCCGTAGATAGCGCGCAAGGTACGCCGCGTGCCGCGGTGATATATCAAGACAGACCCCCCGAAAATCCCCCGCAAGCCCGTTCACATACGGTTGTTTCGGGGGATTCGCTTTGGGCGATAGCAAGGCATTATTTAGGCAACGGCGCAAGATGGCGGGAAATTTACAACCTTAACCCCCAAATTGCCGAAAGAAATTTGGGAAGCGGGCGGGCAAGCTATACAATTTTTCCGAATCAAATTGTGCAGTTGCCGGAGTTATAAAAATTTCTATTTGACATTATACACAAGGTTGTGTATAATATTAAGTATAAAAGTATATTATTAAAAGAGTGCCAATGCTTATACATCGGCACCCTGGCACAATCGGGGCGGTAGGCTTGTAGATTGTGAAATTACAAAGTTTCTTGCAAAGACAACAACCGCTCACCTTTTACCCGAGGGGCGGTTGTTGTCTCTCTTGCAAGTTACGTATATCAAAATCCCCATCAAAACAAGGGAAAGAAATTCGTAAGCTGTAAAAATGAACATAAGCATCACCTCCTTTCGGAGGCAAGCTCACCGCCCTATTGATTGTACTTGTTTTGATTATATCGCAAATCCTTTGCAGACGCAAGGGATTTTTTGATGTGTTAAAAAGCTAAAGAGGATGTGGTTGCTATGTTTGAAAAATTTGAGTTGTATATAGACAACAATGGCAACATACAAAAACCTTTAGTTGTGGACGGCTTGCGATGGGAAACGTGGCGGGCTGGTTCGCCGTCAAAATTAACTTTCGAGGTTGTGCGGGATGAAGCCGCAAATTTCCACGAAGGCAACCCCGTTGTTTTGAAAGTGAACGGACAAAATATGTTTTTTGGTTTTGTTTTCAGCAAGCGGCGGGATAAACAGCACATAATCAAAGTTACTTGCTATGACCAAATGCGGTATCTGAAAAACAAAGATACCTACATTTACACCGAAAAAACTGCATCCGATGTTATCCGCATGGTTGCCGCCGATTTTGAATTGTCGCTGGGGCATATTGCAAATACAAGCTATGTGATACCGTGCAGGGATGAAAGCAACACAAGCCTTTTTGATATTATTTATGCCGCCCTTGATTTGGAGTTGGTACACGCCGGAAATATGTTTATTTTTTACGATGACTTCGGGCGATTAACCTTGCGGAATTTATCCGAAATGAAGGTTGATTTGGTAATTGACGAGGAAACGGGTGAAAATTTCAACTATGCCAGCAGTATCAACGACCGCACGTATAACCGCATTAAACTTGTGCGGGAA